TGCTGTACGTGTAATTTGAGCTTCCATCTCTGGACTCATCTTACTGTCATCTTCCATCTCTGGAATACTCATGCCCATCGCTTGTTCCATCTGACGCTTGTACTCTAAGCCTACGTGCTCTGTAATATGAGCCTGCATTGCAGCCATAATAGCCGGAGCTTGTGGGTTTTGACCGATCATTTGCTTGATTTTTGGATCATTCATGGCGGCCATATGGATTTGGATGTGGCCTTGATGGTCTTGGAATGGGAAAGCTTTAAGCGGTTGCATTTTTAATGCATTAACGTTCTCAGATACTGGGTCTAATGGCTTTTGCTCATCAGGCATCTTAACTAATTTGTCTGCATTCTTAATGCCAATTGCATCTAACATCTGACGATGTAGATATGGAAGGTTATAAAGCTGTGGAGCTGTCTGTGCAAGCTGTAAAACTGCTTGATATTGAACGACTTTTTGTGCCATTGTTGCTGCATTTGGGTCAGAAACAGGCACAATATTAATCATTTTGTAGTCAGATTTACGTGCTTTACGACTACCTGTAGCAGGGTCATATGAGTACTCATCTGGCGCATAATCAGCAATAATCTCCTTCAAAAGCTTCAATTCTTGCTTCATGGAGTAGTGAATACGTGCTTGAATCGCACTCATTGTCTTCAATTGACGCTCTAAAATAGCCAATGTGCTACCAACTGGAGAGTTAGCAGACATGTCAGACACTTGCAAATCACCGGCTGAAGCGAATCTACGTGCTTCATCAATGATTTTATCCATCAATCCAGCCAATACTTGGCTTGGTTCCTTGTATGGAAGGGGCATGATGTTGTCTTTCATGGCCCCAGAAGGTACATCTACATCCCTAAACTCACCTGGAGCGATAGGAGTATCGTCACCTTTGACTCTAAGTCCTCTAGTTTTAAACCCACCAGGTAGGTTGGAGAGTGAACCAGCATCAACCAGTTGTCGTAAGATAGAAGTTCCAGATTTAGCATAGGCACCTAAGATATGAATTAAACCAAAATCATAGAAACCAAAGCCGGGAATGTATCCGTACTTAACAAAGTGATCACGCTTTTGATGCGTTTTATCGCCTGGTCTCCAGTTCCTACGGATTGCAAGAACCATGCCAGTATTTTTCTCAATTGTTACTACATATGGTAAAGCCAAGCCTGTAGGCTCACCATCTTCACCTGTATGCTCATAGCCATCAAGGTCAAGATCAACATGCATCTCTAATAGTTTATAGCGGTCATCAGACGTAGCACGGAAGCCAAGCTTCTCCGCAATCTTCTTCTCTACTTCATCTAGCGTTGTATCTGGACTACCTAGATCTACGTCACGATAGAAGCCGGCTATTTGTAAACGTAATACTTCATTCTCCGTCTTACGCATCACATGCGTTACACGTGGTGCAGTCTCAATACGTGATGCACCATAAGGAACAACCACATCTTCTGCTGGGATATAAATAGATGTTTGGCGGTCTAATGCTGGGTCAACGTAAACCTTCTTAAAACCGTTACCTGATAATCCAGTACCCCAAAGCATGCGTTCATGTTCTGAACGGAACTCAACCATGCGGTCAGTAAGCTCATAGTTCATGTCACTAACGACACGATCCATTGCTTCTTTAGCTTCTTGTGTTTCTTTACCAATGATCTCACCTTTACATGGACCTGCAGCCGGAAAGGTATCCATAATAGTTTCAGATTGGAACTTAACTACAGCTTCAGCAAGAATAGGATGGTACACACCACAAGCACCTTCCCAAGGTTCGCTACGCTCTTCAATTTTTAAGCCAAGTAATTCAAGACCATCCACGTAAGTTTGAATCCAATCTCTACGTGAATCTACATCAGACTCATAGTCTCCAACTAAATCACCAGCAAGCTGGGTAAGAATAGACTCTGGAATGTATTCAGCAAGGTTGGCATCAAATGGCTCACCGTCAGCAACGGCTGGCTCATCTAACTCTACTTCATTTGGATCTATGATTTCAATTTCTATATCCGGCTGTTCAATGGCTCCAAGTCCTTGTGGGGCTGAATACAGTGCTTTATCTATTGACATTTTTAATTCCTAAATTGTGGTGTTGACTAATTTGCAATAATACAGTATATGCATGAGATTTAATAGTAGGCACGTTTACGTTTAAATTCAACAGGATCATCTGAATAATCAGTCGCTAATGGAATAAATCCACCTTTGCGGAAACGCAACAAAGCCTGTGTGGAACTATCCACCAAGTCATCATGGTCTGAGTTTGGAAACGCAGCAATCTCTTCTACTACTTCTTCCGCCCATCTTTTGCGTGGTGCCCACACCTTGCCGGACGCAAAAAGATCGGTTACTGCATTTAGCCGGCTGATCTTATCGTTACCACGTGTTGGCGTAAACTCCTGCACCGGTATTCCCATGCGTCTTAATTCAAAGACTAAAGGCGCACCAGAAGCTTTCGCCTCTACAATAAACGAATCTGGCTGCCATTCTTGATACATTTCCATTGCTCTTTGTTTTAACTCAGGAAACTCCAGTCGCTCTTTCAGCGCATCCAATAGGATGATATTCGGATCATTAGGATCTTCATTTAAATAGAAGACGCCCCATGTTGTGCATGCTGAAAAGTCAGAACGCTCATTCTTAGTAAAAGCCGTATCCCAAGACTGGATAATGAACTCACAAGGAGGTGCACGATCACCTTCCCAAACCTTCCACCATTCACGCTTAACCAGCGCACCCTCTTCAGAAGTTGGATCTTGCTGATACTGTGCTTGCCACTTACTCAATGGTAACTCTGTACGTAGCTTATCTAACTCTTGATAAGACCAGAACTCAGGCCATAAAGGTTTTTCGCTAGGTAGAATAGCCGGAAGTTCAATAATCTCCCACTCATCACCGTCACGATCTACCATCGCCTGCAAGATCTTGCCAGTCAGGTCACGCTTAGACCAGCGTGTCATTACCACTACAATAGAACCGCCCGGCTGTAAACGTTGACGTGGACCAGAGGTATACCATTCGTATACATTATCAAACACTTCTGGGTTAGTAGAAGCTAGTTTTGCTTCCTGTTCTGAGTGAGGATCGTCAATAATGAGGAGATCCGCACCTTTACCAGTAACAGTACCACCAACACCAATAGCGAAATACTCACCATTAGCATTAGTGGACCAGCGACCAGCAGCCTTACTATCAGACCTAAGGCTGACATTGGGAAATATTTTTGCATAGACTTCACTATCCACTAAGTTACGAACCTTACGACCAAAGCCCACAGCCAGCTCTGCCGTATTAGAACATTGAATAATCTTTTTGTTTGGGAACTTACCTAAAAACCAAGCCGGCAATAAATATGAAGCGAACTCAGATTTAGTATGACGTGGCGGCATATTGATAATCAACCGTTTAGTTTTTCCTGCAGCAATCTCCTCAAACTTCTCAGCCATTAACTTATGATGGCGCCCATCAATAAATACAGGCCACATCGTATGAACAAAAGCTAGAAAGTCTTTTTGACCAAGTTCACGATTAGCTGCATCATCATACTCTTTCACACTCTCCCAAACAGCTGCCTGTTCATCAGGAGGTAACAAATCAATAATATCTTTAATGTTCATTCAAGATCCCTGACCCTTAAATAGGATGGACGAATAGAACGTGCACGTCCCTTCACACCTTTGCAAACCCCAATGTCAATTAAGATCTGCATTTTACGTGCAACATTACCACGTCCTTTTTCACCGGTAAGTTTCATGATGTCATCAATGGTCGGACCAAACCCAAAGTTCTTCCACCATTCATCAATGACTAAAAAGATTTCTTTCTGCGCTGGTGTCATACTGATATATCCACATACTTAGAATCTTTAGGATGTTTCACTTTAGTTACACGGTTATCATAAATCACACCATGTGCTTGTGACCAATCAATAAAGTCTTGAATCTCTTCAGGTGTAGGAGCCGGATATTTTGGCTCACGTGCACTACGCTCAGCTTCCGCTATCAATGCACGGTTCAATTCCTTACAGCGCTTGTTCATCTTCATCCACGCAGCAATACCTGACGGACCACGCCTAAGCTTGCGTAACAGTCCGGCTACTCTCCACCTAATAGATCTTAACTTCCTTGTATACCACTTATCACTAGGATCATATAACTTAACCCATACATCCATACAACGTCCTTTACTTCAAAAATTTTATATATACCCCTGCCACTTTTTATTCCAAAACATCAAGGGGGTCATTCTCCTGAGAATCATTCTCATCACCTTCTGGGAAATCGTTAGGGGGTACCCCTGTGTTTTTAGCTGGTGATTGTTTGTCAGTTGGTGATTGTTTGTCAGAAATACTATGCAAGTGTTCGGGCTCAGAATAGGCATGATTTTGGGGGTCGGCATCCGGTGGGGTCTCAATATCCCCGATTTCGTCTCCACTAGCCGGCACGTTTGAGCCGGTCTTGGCGTCTTCTTCATCCTGTTCAATAGTCTGTACTTCTCTAGTATTGGTTAGCTCATCCAATAGGCTCTGTGCTTCTGCCTTCTTATCTGTGCTCAATGATTTGCTGTTAGTGATTGCATTTAAGAGAGTCCCCAACAGTTTATTTTTAGCGTCTGCGCTGGTGTTGGTAGTAATGACCTCTTTGCGCTCTGTGAATAAGGCAACCTCTGACATCTTACCGATTAACTCCAATGCTTTCAATTGCTGGGATGGTGGTAGCGTGTCATCAAGTGCCTTTTCTGTCAGCTTTTGTATAGCCATCGCTCTTAAATGAGCAGGGAAAAGATATTTCTGTGCCTCTATTGATGCCTTGAAAGCCTCTATCATATTGGACACCTTAGGAGTATTTGCTAGTTTATGACCTTCTACAGCTTCAACTGCCTTATTGCCTTTGGTGTTGTAGTTCTCTCTATAGGCTTGTGCCTTTGGTTTTCCCTTTGCTACATCTTCTGCAAATGCCTTTTGTTTAGCGGTGAGCGTAACTCCTGCAGGGTTATTGACACCAAGTAAAATGTCTTGAATTGGTGTTGCCTTCAGTCCTTCTGCTATCTGCTTCCGTGTTAGTTTCATAGTGGTGTCAATAGGTACTTAATGAGAATAGGACGAATATACAACATATTGTGGTCTGTGTATAGAGTTACTACTATATATAGTGTTCTTATGTCTCTTATGTATTCTCCTATTAAAATTGCTTACCCTTGACTGTTTGGCTTCGCCTTTAGCCGGATTTGCAGGCGGTTTCTGTGAACATAAAAAATATTTGCTCTAGATGGTTGACGCTGTGCAGTTCTTCTGATTTAATCTCAATCAACAGGTGACGCAAAACCGCATCATCTGCCGATAAGTAGCAAATAACTTAATCAAATCAATTAGTTAAGGGGCATTAAATGAGATACAACACAGCAAATCTAAACGCAGAAGAACTAGCGGTTATAGAGTGGCAATATGATGTCTTGGGCGGTTTCAAATCTACACTATGGGAAGCCATCACAAGAGCAGACAGCCAAAACCTTGAAGCACTTGGAAAAGGTTTTCCGGATGAAGTAAACGGATATAAGAAGTTCGCCCATGTGTCCGGATGGTTTGAGAGTGTCCGCAATCGTGCTTTTGAGGGGGTTTAATCATGACATTGGTAGAAGCTAAAGAAAGAGCAATTGAACGTTCATTAGACATGGGCGGAGTAGACCAACATATCAATTTTAAGGTGCAGGCGATTGTTGACGATGAAACAGTTACCGGCTTTTTTTATGTGTCCGATTGGTACGATTGCGACACTACAGTAAAAAGTTATTTTAACGGCAAAGAGAGGGGTTAAGCATGAACGCATTAAAAAAACATCTATTAGATAATTACACTCACAATGAATTAGCAGAATGCGCCTTGCATGGTTGCGGTGGTGGTTTTGGTGATTTTATCTACTATTCCGACACTGTTCGTTATTTTGAGCAGTTCAAAGATGAATGCTTTGACATTGTCAATGAGTATAACGACATGACAGGAGAAACCGGCTTTCCTGATTACATCAATAAAAATATGAGTGACTATACGCATTTTGCAAACTCTATGATTTGGTTCGCTGTGGAGTGGTTGGCTGATGAGATTACGCAAGGCGAATACATAGAAGAGGAAGAGCTTGCATAGTGTAACTGATGAGGCTTTAAGAGCCGAAACCGCAGGGCTTGCGGTCTTACACATTAAAAAAGGGGTCTGATTATGAGTAGCACGACTATTGCACTGTTAGGTTGTAGCACAGGGATTTTCTTTATTGAATTGGTCTTGGGTGTCTTTGGAGTTCGTTTAACTGATTTTCATTATGGGGCTTTAATCTTTGCGTGTGGCTTATTAGCCGGTGGCTTTGCTTCGCTAATATTTGATGACATCTTGGGGGCTTGATATGCGTACAGAGAGACAATTTACTAAAGAAGCCGGCAATCTTTTAGTGCTGATTTATTTATCTATTTTTGTCATTAGCTACTTGTTAGCTTTTGGCATCTAGGGGGCTGATCATGCAATACGCAATCTTTCAAATTATGCGCTGTGAGATGCACAGGGCGGTAGAGGCTTTTTACACAAAACTACATCAAGAAGGGGTCACACTATGAAACATAAGAAAATGACGGAAATACCGCAACACTTCACCATTGCAACAGTTGATATAAATAAGCACAGCGTGAAGCTAACCTATGACATAGGGCGCAAGGTAACACCGCAGGACTTCAAGGCTACAGGCTTATTTATTAAAGCGGTAGAAGCCGGCAAATTATAGCTTAACTGATGATGGATTTATTATCCGAAACCGCAGTGATGCGGTCTTAAGCAATTTTAAGGGGATGTTATGTTTACTTATGATGAACTAAAAGCAATTGGATGGCTGATGTTGGCAGGGGCGGTCATCGTGATTTTGATACTAGCATGGGAGAAATGAAATGATTATTCAGTATGAAAAGACTTTTCAAGGTGCACATAAGTTCTATGCCATGACCGGCAGGGGCGAACTTTTAACAAAGCAATACTTTTTCACCACTAAAGCCAAAGCATTAAAAGACTTTAGACTTTTGTTAGGGGGTAAATGATGAGTTACAGGGGCGCATACGCAACAATTCAGTGGGTTGACAACAAAGAAGTGGTCAATGGTTGTTACATTAGTTTTTGTGATGGCGGATGGGATGCGGAA